TTCGAAGGTGAAGAGCGGATCATCCGAACACGTATGGTTGCCCCAAAAACGGAAACCCTTTTCGCGCACCAGCGTAGTGATGTCGCCATCGTTCAAAACTTGAGCATCGGTCGACTCGCCGCTGATGTCGAACGAGACCGGTTTGGTGATGCCGGTCACGCCCTGAACGGCATTGTTCGACAGGGAGGTATGGTAGCCGAACTTCTGGTCGAGCAGGGCGCGAACACCCAAGGCGGTGGCGACTTGAGCGCCTTCGAAGCTCGTCCAGTCCGGCCAAAACAACATCAATTCGCGCTGGCCAAAACTTTCGCGGAAGGCCTTGGCTTCGGTACTGGTGACGCCGATGCTCTTGGCATAGGCGAAGGCGTCGAGCTTGGCGGCGATGGCGGCCAGTTCGGTCGTCACATCTTCGGTGTCGAGACCAGGCGCGCCGATGATGCGCGGCGTATATCCGGTGGCAGCTTTGGCGGACAGCAGGGCCTTCAGGCCGGTTTTCTGATCGTCAACCGTCACCGTGCCGATGACATTGGTTTCCGTGGTGTCGTCGGCGTTTTCCCCGACACCTTCGGCAACCCGCACCACCACGATGATTGGATTAACCTGGTCGGCGATAGCGGTCAGCACTTTTGACAGGGTGCCCGCGACGCCAGCCTTGCCGATGGCGGCGTAGATATCGGTGAACAGGACCGGCGTATCGAGCGGGAAGGCGTCGGCGACGGCATCGGAAGCGGTGGCCACGATGCCGATAACGGCGGTGGAAGCCTCGGCCGTGGGGCGCGCGCCCGTGGTAATTTCGTTGTTATGAATGCCGTGGTTATAGGGCATGAGGTCGGCTCCTTAAAAGGGGACAGCGAGGGAGAGGGCGGGGTTTGTCGGCAGATCGATGCGCCTGGCTTCAATCCTGACCGTCATGCGGCCACTTGCCGCATCTGGGGCACTGGCCTCGGTCAGGGTGACGCGGGTGACCTTCACGCGCGGTTCCCATCGGGCGATAGCGCCGGCTGATGCCGCGCGAATAAGGGCTTGGGTGTGGGTGTTGATCGGGCCATCGAGCAGGCGCGGGATTTCCGAACCAAAGTCACGACGCATGACACGCGTTCCGATAGGCGTGGTGAGTATGGTGCGGATCGACTGAACGATATGGGCAGCGCCGGAAAGCGGCTTGCCGGTAAGACGGTCCATGCCACTCATTTTGCCTTCACCGTGGTCGAATTGGTGTTATCGGCGAGCTTGACGAACTTGCTGGCGCCAGCGCCCAGGGTGGCGTTTCCTGACACATCAAGGTCAGAACCAAGGGTAGCCTTGCCAGACAGGTCGAGTTTGCCGCTCAATTTGGTATCGCCGGTCAGGTCTAAATCGCCGGTGACTTTGACATCGGCCTCGATTTCCAAGCCATCCGGCGCGACAAGCTTGATACTGCCGGCCAAAGTGATGGTGAAGGCGCTAGCCTCATAGTCGTAATCGAAAGTCGTACCATCGGGCATCTTGAGGAAGGCGCGGGCACCGGTGGCGGGAGCGGGATTGTCCGTGGTGCGCAGGCCGCGAAGAATGACGGCCGACTCGATGTCAGCCTCCATGCACAACAAAATGACCTGTTCGCCGACAGACGGCGGGCACCAGGTCGAAATAGTGCCGGAAAGCTCGCACCATGGCAAAGGCGGGGAAAGTACTTCCCCCACCTTTACTGTGGCCTCGCCACTGGCCAGATCGATCGTTGCAATCACGCCTTTACGGATGATATCGCCGATCAGAAGGCCGGTATCGTCATTGGATTTCGCCATTCCCGCACGATCAGCGCGGACGCGGTCAAGTGCCAGAGAGGGCGCTTGTAGAGCGCGGCACTACAAGCGGGCGGGTTAGGCTTCGGTGTCTGAACCTTCGTTCAACTCCGGAGCGGCTTCCGGTTCCGGCGGGTTGGTGATGGCCCCGCCTTCGATCTTGACGGTGACGCCGTTCGCCACTTCCTGAACGCGGGCGGTCGTCGCCTTCTTGTCGTAATGCCCCTTGTCGGTGAAGCAGGCGTTGACATCGCGGGTATGCGACACCCCGTTGTGATCGAAGGTGACGGTGACCGCGCGAGTCGTGGAATTGTAAGCGCCGATAGTGGTTTTCATGATTTCTCCTATTAATCCCAAGCTATAATCAGCCAGGGCACATCGATGGTGGCGGAATTGTTGACGCGCTGGTTATCGACCGTCATGCTGGCTGTCCCCGGCGCACCGATGATCTGCCCGAAGCTATCCGCGCCGCTGTCGAAGCTGGATAGACGTGTGCCCGCGATGTAGAAAAACGGCGCGTTCGTCATAGCCAGCGGGTAGGTGACAGTTGCTGTCGTATCCGGGCCTATCGTCGCCCTCATGCCACATTGAATGATCAGATTACCGATTTTGAACCATGTGCCATTCGCGTTGCTCCCCGCCGGCAAGACGGAATTTGACAAGCCGAGAAGCGCAAACGCAGACGCTTGCAGGCCGTCGAGAAGGTCGGCGTCGAGACCAGAGCCGGAGCCATCGACGGTGACCAGCTTCGCCTTGACATCAGCGGCCGTATAGCTTCCGGCCGGCAGGTAGTAAGCGCCGTGCTGACCGTCGAGCAAGTCGGCATCTAGCGTCGAGCCGGAACCGTCCTGTGTGAGCATCTTCGCCTTGACATCGGCGGCAGTGTAATCGGCGGCGTCGAGCGGCGTATAGCCGAGGCGGGCGGAGATGGCCGTGTAATAGCTACCGTGCTGGCCGTCGAGCAGATCGGCGTCAAGCGTTGAGCCGGAACCGTCTTGGGTGAGCATCTTGGCCTTGACATCGGCCGCCGTGTAACCTGACGCGGCGAGGTAATAACTGGCCTGTTGACCGTCGAGTAAGTCCGCATCGAGGCCGGAGCCTGCGCCATCGTTCGATGCGTTCCAAACCGTCTGACCGGCGGCGGTATATCCACCAACGGTATTCAGTGAACCGGCTGACGACAGGGTCGCTTTCAGGGAAGAGCCGATATAGAACCGCCACTGATCATTCACGCGATCATAGAGCAGGTAGTCGCCGGCATCGAACTGAATATAGGGGTTTGTCCCCGACAGGTGCATAAAGAAGTTGTCATCACGCTTGATCCGGCCGGTAAAGGTGTCGCCGGCAAGGTTCGCCGGCGTATAGCCGAGGCGCGCTTCGATGTCCGCATAATAGGCGCCTTGCTGGCCATCGAGTAGGTCGGCATCGAGCGTCGAACCGGCGCCATCAACTGTCAGCATCTTGGCCTTAACGTCAGCGGCGGTATAGTTGGTCACATTGACGGGCGTGAAGCCCATGCGCGCGATTGGATCGGCATAATAGGCGCCTTGCTGGCCATCGAGTAGGTCGGCATCGAGCGTCGAGCCTGCGCCATCCTGCGTCAGCATCTTGGCCTTGACATCGGCGGCCGTGTAACTGGCGACGGGCAAGTAATAGGCCCCATGCTGGCCGTCGAGTAGATCCGCATCGAGGCCGGAACCGGAACCGTCATTCGATGCTTTCCAAACGTCGCTAAAATTGGCGACCAGCCACGCGGCGAGGGCAAAGGCGAGCGTCTTGGGCGTGATAGCCTTCGTCGCGTTCGTTCCGGCCGAGGCCTCGGCATTGGTGGCCAGCGACAGGACGCCCATAACCGTTTCAGTGGCGGGCGGGTTCTGGAAATCGGTTGAACCGAATTCGATTGTCGCGGCGGCGATATCGGCGAGCTTGATGTCCGCTGACAGCAGGATCAGCGAGGCGGCGGTCTTTTCGGAGATAGGGTCAGCCTGACCGTACAGGCCAAACAAGGTGCCGTCATTGAGGTAGAGCGCAAAGGATCGCAGGGAATAAACATCCGTGCTTTCATCGCGCAAAGTGACGTGAATCGTGTCGTCCGACACGCCGGAGCCGCCGAAGGTGACCAGGCGTTTGAGTTCGCCGGCCAGTACCGTCATGCCGGCATTGGCCACAACAGCCGTTGCCGATACGCCGATATGCGAAACGGTCACCGCGCCGGTGCCGGTGTTCGCCGCATTGACCAGGGCGGCGCGGCCGGCAGTGGTGATTACAAAAATGAGGGGATCGCTCATTGCGCGGCCGCTTCCTTTTCCTTGACCTGATCCTGAAGCGTGATGAACTTCGCGCGGATGGCGCCTGCGATGTCATAGACATCGGTAAGGCTGGCCTGGCATTGCGCGCCGGTCATTTCGCCCTGTTCAGTGCGTTGCGGGGGCGGCAGTTGTGCCGGTGGCGTCAGCAGATCGGGCGAGACCTTGGCCGGCCGCGCCGCCGTTAGCGATGTCTGCGGCTTGATCAAGGAGCCGCACCCCGTCAGCATCGACGCAGACAGTGCGATACAGAGGGCGAGCGAGGATTTCCTGAGAGGCATTGCGGTTTTCCCTTGCGGCGGCTTGCCGCGCGTTTTCGGATTGGGCGGCCTGGCCGGCGAGCGCATCGATCTTGGCTTGGAGGGCGGCGGCGGCGGTATCTGCGGCGACCTGTGCGGCGGCGGCTTCGCGCTTCACGGCCGCCTTTTCCTGTGCAACCCCGGCCTTGACGCCGCTTCCGTTGCCGATGCAGTAGGCCGACAGGCAGGCGCTAAGAGCGAATGCGATGCCCATAGTCCGATGCAGGATTGAGGTGACTGCTTTGTCGCTCATGGCCACACCGACAGGATGCGGTTGGCGAAGGCCTGGCACTTATCGAGGTCCATTTTCGCGCGGCCGTTGACGCCTTCGCGGACTTCTGCCGCATTATTCTTGTCGGCGGACAGCGACAACATGCGGGCATTCCAATAGGCCACGGCAGCGATGGCGGCCGGTCCCGGCTGTTGCAGCAATTCGGGCTTTGAAACGAAGTCGATTCCGGTTTCAAGCCTCAGTTCGGCATAGTTGGCGCGGCCGGTGTGGTGGAGATAGCCTTCGCCGCGATAGCGCCAGCCGTCGCCGGATGCTTCGTTGCCGTTGCCATTGATACCGGCATAGACGCGATTTCCGATGGCGACTGGGCCGGCCTTGATTAAGGTGGCGGCGTCCTGAAGGCCGTGGACATTGCCATACACACCGTCGAGACGTTCCGGTGTGCTATAGTTCAGGTTTTCGACCAGGCGCGTTAGACGAAGGGTTTCATGCAGCACATTGCCGAGGAAGTGCGCCACACGGTAACGGCCGATGATGCCGCCCTTGCGCATGGCCGGAGCGAGCGCCTGGGCGTGGACCAGCAGGGCAGGGCTTTGGGTTTGCGACAGGGTGAAGGCCAGCAGGGCATGAAGCGACGTGGCCATGAAATCGCCGTCGAGCGGACCGGGCGCATAGCCGCGCGATTTCAAATTGCCCTGCAAGGTCTTTACGGAGGCGTCGAACATCAGGGGTTCTTTCGATAGCGGGAGTGGACTTCCTGCCGGGCGTGGCTGGCCGCGCGGGACAGGGTGAAAACGAGGACGAGGGCGGACAAGACGCCCAGGGCGATAACGGCGGTCATCATTTCGACTCCTCCTGATCCAGCTTGCGCAGGACGCCGATTTGCAGGCGGCGTAACAGGAAGCCGAAACCCAAAGCGCCGCCGACCATGGACAACAGGACGGACGCCACCGGCGGCAGATTGAAATAGATGGTTGCGCACACCCCGGCGGTGGCGAAGGCGGGCAGGGCGCCGAAATCCGAGATGATCAGCCAGACGCGCTTGCGCTTCCAATGGGCGAGCGCAACAGGGTCTTCAGGCGGCTGTTCGCCGATGCCGAAAAGCTGATAGGAAATGCGCGCCGCCACGGTGGTCAAACCGGCGAAAAGGCTTGCGAGCCAGAGGATGGCAATATCGGGCTGGGTCATCAGGCCACGTTCCCCGTAGGGGCAGGCGAAGGCCAGCGCGGGCACTTGTAGAGCGCGGCACTACAAGCGGGGAAGGTCGCCGGATTTGGATCATCGCGCACAATGGCCGGATGACCGAAGCCAGCACCTTCACCGCCATCGACCTGTCGCGCCTGCCTGCGCCCAGCGTCATTCCCAATCTCGATTATGAGACCATTTACGGCGACTTGCTGGCCGAACTGAAAAGCTACATTCCGACCTTCGATGATCGCATTGAAAGCGATACCGGTGTTATCCTGCTACAGA